ATGCCGCTTATCAATACGATAGAGTCCGCGCTTGACACCGACCTGCTCACGGAAGCAGAGAAAGCCGGACATTATTACTTTGCGTTCGATACCTCGGAGCTGACACGCGGAGACTTCGCGAGCCGTATGAACGCTTATGCTGTGGCTTATCAGAACAACTTCTATCAGCTTGACGAAATACGAGCAATGGAAGATCTTCCGCCTTTGGACTTCAATTTCATCAAGCTCGGACTGGACGCTGTTCTTGTGGATCCGAAGACAAGGGAGATCTATACTCCGAATACCGGTAAGCTTGAAAAGATGAACGCGGAGCACTTGACAGATGAACAGCTTCGTGCTATACTGGAAGAAAGATATAATGAAAATCACGATCCTGCTACCGGACGTTTCACCAGTGGACGAAATGCAATAGGTGCAATGCTGAAAAGCGGAGAGCCTATTGCAATGTATCATCACGGCACGAACTTCGGCGGCGGGGGCGGTTCTTCGTCGGGTGGTCAAGATTTTGTTAAAAACCTTAATGATCTGAAAGAAGCTTTAAAAAACGGAACCGTTTCATCGAAGCTTGACAAGAAAAATCAAGCAAAACATAAATATGGTTCCGAAGAATACAATAAACGTGTAGATAATAATGAACTTCCGAGTTATACTAAATTAAGCAATATGGAAGTACAGAAGATTATCAATCAATACAGCTGTACAGGGCAGGTATTTAATAATAAGGGACGCTTCCATGAAGTAATTGTGTTAGATGAACAGCTTGGAATGTACGGTAATAGAAAAACAGGCAAATATGAACCTACAAATGTATTTACTATCCATTACTCTAAGGAAGGATCGCATTTAGTACCTGCACGAATGAAAGGAAATTACACATGATAGACTCCGTTACTTTAGCTGAAACATACTACCATAAAGTTCATATGATCGATGTTAACGACAACGAGGTTGTCGGCGAAGTCGGTCTATATGAATCCGAATGGGATAGCGATGACGGTATGCCTTGCATTGGGATAGACGGCATCATGTACAATGCTGATGAGATAAAATCGATTGAAATAATCGATTAAGGACAACCGAATTAATACAAATACCGTTTTGCATGCGAATGCAGAGCGGTATTTTTTATGCCTTGAGGTGAATAATGGCAGATTTCATTGAAATGGATCACGCCGCTATGCTCCGGCAGATAGCAGAGCTTGACAAGACTCTCGCAAACCTCGAAAAGAGCGTCAGCGGTGAAATAATGGATACTGTCCTGCATGAAGCCGCTGGACAGCTGAAAGACGAACAGGCTCGCATACTTTCCGGCGCTCCTTCGGACGGGATCCGTTCTCTTGCGAAAGACCTTTCTGTGTGGAAGGACACCAGACGCCCGGCACCGCGCAAGGTTTCATATTGCGCCGGATATTCCGATGACAAAATAAATCAGAGCATAAAGTATTTCGTTATCGAATACGGCAGACCGGGAAAGAAAGGCAAGTCAAAGGACAGTAAAGGGCGCAGGATAGGGAGAATACAGCCTTATTCGCATATCCGCGCGGCTTGGTTCCTCAAAAGAGACTCAATAAACAGATTTATAGCCGAACGTATCAATGAAGAGATACAGAAACGGTGGAAAGGATAACAAACTATGCCCGATCTTGGCAGTACAATATCACTTAATGCTTCCAACTTTGCGGCAGGAGTCGCTCAGACCCGTGCAAAGCTCGTTGAACTGAACACTGCCCTTATTGAGAACCGAAACAAGATGAAAGAGGTCAATAAGGAAGCGCAGGAGCTCCAGAAGCAGGAAAAAGCGCTTACCGACGCTATGAAGGACGGCGGCACGAAGGAGCAGCAGCAGGAACTTGAACAGCTCCGCACCCGTATAGGACAGGTAAATTCCGAACTCGGTACTTTAAGGACCCGTGAGCAGGAAATTCAGAGCGATATCCGAAAGACCTCAAACGAGCTCAAAGAGCAGAAAAACGACACCAATAACCTTACGACTGCTACCGACGGTGCTACCGCCGCTATCAAGAAGCTTGAAACGGGTTTGAAGGCTGTCCTTGCGAGCGCTGCGGGTAAGAAGCTGTATGAGGTGCTTATCGGCTCCAATGCCGAAATGGAGCAGTATCTTACATCTTTTGAGGTAATGCTCGGAGATGCGCGAAAAGCGAAAGACCTTATGTCGGAATTGAGCGAAATGGCAGCGAAAACGCCTATGGAACTCACCGACGTAGTATCGAGCGGCACTCTGCTGATGAACTACAGCGTGGATCCCGACAAGCTCATAGAGACTATGACGAAGCTCGGAGATCTTGCGGCAGGAAACGCACAGAAATTCGAGCGTGTTTCCCTTGCTTATGGTCAGATGCTCGCAAAAGGCAAAGTCTCCGGTGAAGAGCTCCGGCAGATGACCGAGGCGGGTGTGCCGCTTTTGCAGGCGCTTGCAGACGAAATAGGCGTGACTTCTGGAGAAATGCAGGATCTTGTTTCCAAGGGCAAGATAGGCATTCCGGAGCTGAACGCGGCTATCGAGAGCATGACCACAGGCACCGGACAGTTCGCCGGAATGATGGAGAAACAGTCGCAGACATTCTCCGGTATGCTCTCTACACTGTCCGATGAAGCTCAGCAGTTCGGGCGGGAAGTCGGAGAAGATGCTTTCGGGGTTGCAAAGGAAAGCCTTTCGGAATTGCTTGACATGATAGATGACTGGCGCGATGACGGGACATTGGATAGTATTGCAAAAGACCTCGGAACAACAGTAGGAGCGGTAGCGGGAATGCTTAAATCGCTCATTACTCTGCTTGTTAATTGCCGTGGTGCAGTAATACCGCTTGTAGCGGCATTCTTATCATATCAGGCTGCCGTCAAAGGATTAAGTGTCATCGATGGTGTCAAGGCGTCGGTTGCTGCTCTGACGACAATGCTGCACGGCGAAACTATTGCAACAGAGGGCGCGACCATAGCACAAGAGGGTCTTAATGTCGCTATGTCAGCGAATCCGATAGGACTTGTTATTGCGGCAGTTGCCGGTCTTTCTGCGGGGCTCATATACTTGTATTCACAGGTTGAGAACGCAGAACAGCGATTCAACAGGCTTAACGGCGAGATAAGTGAACTCCACGATAGTACAAAAAAGGCTTCTGAGGAACAGGGGAAGCTTGCGGGTGTCGTTGAAGAATACAAAAATATCATTGACAATGTTACAGATGTTCACGACAAAAAGGAAAAGCTGATCGAGCTTCAGAAAACTCTGAACGATCTGTACGGCGAAGAAAAAACACAGATAGACCTTGTGAACGGAAGCTATGAGGAAAACATAAGGCTTCTCGAAGCAGAGAACGAAGCGGCAAGGCAAAGAGCTATAAACCAGATACAGTCTGACCTTGAACAGGCTGAGAAAAAGCAGTCTGAAGCTACTACTCTACAGGCTATCTCAATTGACTTTGATGCAAGCAAGATCACCGATGAAGTCAATAACTGGTACAAAGAGATACAGGATAAGATTTCCGATGATGGCTTTAATCTTGTGGAACTTACCGGATTCGGTGATGATTCCACACTTACATTCTCCGGCAATATTGATCAGGTTATCGAGAACCTTGATAATCTTGAAAAAGCAATACTATCTTCCGGAAAGGCGAGTACAGATCTCAAAGATATGTTTGATGCGGTTCATGACGGCAAAGAACGTTTTGTAGAGATGAAAAATGCCACCGAAGATATTCGCGAGGAACTTGTAGCAGTTGAAACCGGTACTAATGCAGTGTCAGATGCGGAAAACGCTCTCGGTGACAGCGCAGCGAAAGCTTCCGTTGATCTTGAAGCGCTTGCTGCGGCAATAGAGGAGACAGACAAGAATCCGGACGTGATCAAAGAACGTTCCGATGCTGTGAACGATCTTGTGAAGAATTACGGCTCGCTGTATGATACCATGAAAGAGCTACAGAACGGCGATGCCATAAGTTATGAGAAAATGCAGGCTCTTGTCAAAATATATCCGGAGCTTGCAAATCATATAATCGTTACCGCCGATGGATATAAGATTGAAACCGGAGCTCTTGGAGATTTGAATACGGCGCTCGGCGACAGTGTCCTGTCTCAGGTTGAAGCCGAAAAAGCTAAAACACAGGCTGCGATCAAAGGCTCAAAGGACAGAATAGCTCTGTATATCAAGGAAATGGAGACTTATGCCCGAAGCGGTGAATATTCAAAGGCAAATCAGATAAAGCAAGCCGCTGACGCTGAACGTGCTACAATTGCAGAATTGGAAGGCTCGCTTTCAACCTATGTTACACTTCCGAAATATCTTACGGGAAACAGAGGAACAAAAGCAGCTTCTTCAGGAAATTCGGGCGCTTCGGGAAACAATAAAGCAGCTTCACCACCGGGCTTAAAGTCAATAATGTCTTATGCCAAAACAGCATCGTCCGCATTCAAAGAAATGCAGGATAACGGAGAGCTTGCACTATCCACGGTGCAGGCTCTTATTGATGCGGGGTATGACGAAAAGGTCGTATATCAGGACGCTGCCGGGAAATGGATCATAAATACCGACGAATATCTGAAAGCCGCAAATGCGCAGATAAATGCGGCAAGGGACGCTGAAGGTACGACAGAAATACAGAAGAATGCTTTGGAAGCGCTGCGCGGTGAGCTTTCCAAAGTTACCGAAGGACTGTATGAGACGGCAAAAGCCGAGAAAGCGCTTAAATCTGCCGCTGTCTCTGCCGGTGATACTGCCGGCAATATGAAAACTCTGTCTGCTGCTATTGTTGAGCAGAAGGATAATAAAGGCTTATCTGCCGATACAGTCTCAAAGCTTTCCGGTACACGATATGCCGAGGCACTGACTGTTGGTGTAGATGCTCAGATAACACTTGATACCGATAAGCTCAAAACGATACTTTCAGATGAAATCGAAGACGCAATAAAACAGCTTGAAACAGAACTTGCGACAGCGACCGATGAGAGCAAAATAAAAGGTCTGGAAGCTCAAATACAGGCGTTCAGAAACTTAAAAGCTGTTATCGGAGACGTCACCGAAGGTCTTTATGGTGTTGAGAAAGCACAGGAAAAGATCGTCAGCGACGAAGCTCTGAAAGCTACCGAAGACGCGGCAAACCGCAGGCTCAAACAGATAGACGCAGAGCTGAAAGCAAAGCAGAAGCTTCGTGATGAGACTCTGAAAGCCATAGATGATGAAGTGCAGGCTCGGAAGCGGCTCACCGAGGATAATGATATCCAGCGGCAGATAGATCAGACTACGGCAAAACTGAAATATTCTCAGCTTGATGAATTCTCCCGCCGCCAGCTTGAACGCAGACTTCAGCAGCTTCAGAACGAGCAAGCTGAGCTTGCTTGGGAGCGGGGAATAGAGGATACGCGGTCGGCAGTAAATGAGTCATATAACAGTGAGACCGCTGTGCTGAATGAGCAGAAGGATGCGATTGAAAACTCACTTTCCGTGCTTAAGGAACTGAATTCTTCTGTTAAGGATGGGATAAGCAGTCTTGTGGCAGTTGTAAAGGATGCTGTTGAGAATGTTGCTCCGGATCGGGAGATAAATGTAACATTCAATAACGCTGATTCGTTGTCATCGGACCAGATAGTGAGGCGCATCTTGGATTATTTTGGCGTGGATACGGTAATTTAGGAGGGAGTATGCAGAAAATTTCATTCACTACTTCTGTAGGAACTATTGAAATAGATGATGTGAACAATTCATCTATTGCCGGCGAAAAAATATTCAGGTTAAACGAGTTTGACGGTAACAGCGTTAAGAACAGGATACATTCCGTTCAGTGTATAGGAATGGCCGGGCAGAGAACGTTGTCTGCTATTCCGGAGGTGAAAACGGTTACAGCGAAAATTTCATTTGCTCCGGTATATTTGAGGGGAAACAGAATGACTTGTACCGGAGCAGCTGGTATGTATGCTCTCAGACGTGAAGTGTTAAAGCGCTTTCCTCTGGGTGAGACCGGGACTTTGATATATACGAACAATGTCGGAGAATATGAAATACTGGCAAGACTTGATGAAATTCCATATGTAAGTGTAAAGGCCGGTTATCTGTGTGAGTGCACTCTGATGTTCACCGCTGATTATCCGTACTGGTGCAGGACCGTAAAAAGTGAACAGCGTACTATCTCAGGCAATTACATATATCTGTCAACAGCAAATCTCGGCGATGTTGAAAGCCCGATATCCGGTACAATTATATGTAACTCATCTCTTGAAGATACCCCAGATGAAAGCGGTGATTATTTCAGGCTGACCGAGGGCGGTGATACGAACAGAGCAATACATTTTGTAAAACCCTTGGAGGTATATGATGAGCTGTATTTCAGTCTTGAATACGGGAATGAATTCATTGTTAAAAGAAGAAAAAACTATGGTGACGGAACTGTTTCTGACTGGAAACAAGCCTTTGATTACATAGATTTTCCCACAAACTATGAACCGTGTCACGTTGGAGCCGCGGGCGGTGGAGGTCGCGGCACCGGTTTTTATTTCTATTTGTTTACAAGCGGAGAATTGAGCGTACAGCTCGATTACCGTTTTTTATTTACTGCAATATGAGGAGGCGATGATGTGACATTCATTGTGTTCAAGCCGCTTGCTGAGGGCGGCGATTTCAAAAGTGCAAAAGTACTTGATTTTGTGGAAGCAGAGAATTACAACTATAAGAAAAGCTGGTGTAAGATCGGGACATTCTCCTTAACTGTTCCTAAATCAGTGGAAGGAATAGAAAATGTTCTTCCGGATATGCTTATTCTCGTTCTTGATGAATATGTCAATGACAGTCTTATCATTACATCAGTAAGATGTGACGGCAATCATGTCACATTGAACGGAAGAGATTTAAAACAGCTGTTGGCCTGGCGGATTACGTTGTTTCCGCCGAGCGAGATAGAAGCCGGTACATACGGATACGATGTATCAACCGGCAGCACCGGGAGTATTATAAGGCATTATATAAGCTATAACTTAGGCGAGGAAGCGGATATCAATCGCAGGATACATGGTATAAAATTCGGAAATATTGATGCTGGTATTGCAGAAGATACTTATATGTCCAGGATGCAACCGGTTAATGAGGTTGTAGAAGCTCTATGCGAGAATGCTGATATTGGTTATTCCGTGGATATAGTTCGGGACGGAGATGAGCCAGGCTATATTGTTACAGTGAATGCCGGCGTTGATCGTACAAATGGACAGACTGAGAATTCAAAAATGGTCTTTGCAGATTATACTTTCAGCGCAGATAACATCTTAGTAGAGAACAGTACCGAAGATCGAGAGAATATTATATGGGCTATCAACGGAGGCACAGAGGACACTGCTGTGGTAACTGCTGTGAATAATTCGGATGAAGAAAGTGAGCCTTCGGGATTTCTACGGCGTGAGACTGTAGCAACAGTCAACTGCGAAGATGAGGATGTTGAAATCTATGCGAAGAAAGACAGTGGTGGCAAGACCGATAAAACTGAGATACAGGTACAAGCAAGCTTATACAGTGATTATGGTACCCGTTATGGCGTCGGAGACAAGGTTACCGTGATAAAAAACGGAAAAGCTTATGATATGCGGGTTCTCTCGGCTGAAAAGAATTGTTCAGGCATCAGGAAACAGGTTTTGATAATACTTGGGAATATCCCTGCACAGAAGGTGGTCACGCGTCTGAATTACGAAGCTGCCCAGAATAAAAAAGACTCAATCACTCAGCGCCTTGATTATACCCCGGGCGGTTCCGGCGTCGGTGAAGACCTCGGCGATCATAACGAACGTTTCAACGATTACGAGAACAATACCGTCACAGACACCAGTTCATATAACCACGTTGAGGGGCGTAACAACACAGTCGAAAATACCTCTCAGTCACACGTGAGCGGCTACGGTCATACAGTCCGTGGAAGCTTCAGCTGTGCGATATCGGGCTGGGGAAATACCGCCAACGGCTTCCGGGAAGGAATGATGACAGGCGGCAGCAATTCATTCACCGGAACAGGTAATTTGATCAGCGGTCAGAATAATCAAGGCTCCGGTACTGCAAACATCGTCGGAGGACAGGGAAACACTGTCGGAAATTCTACGGAATGTATTGTAGGCGGTTACGGAAATACTGTTGCATCGTCAGCTGGAAGCATTGTAGGCGGTCTCAGAAACAACGTTATCAGCTCGAACCATTCAATAGTAAACGGAACCGACAACATAGTACTGCAAGCAAACAAAGTGATCGCAGCCGGAGAACAAAACACAGTTTCCGGCGCGCGTAGCGGAGTGCTCGGACAGCACAACGAATCAAGCGGGAACGATTCATTTACCTGCGGAAGATACAATAAAAACAGTGCGTCATATTCCGTCATGTGCGGCGAATACGGGACAAATACCGCAAATCCGTTCGCTATCGGCGGCGGTACCTCGGAAAATGACAGGAGCAATTTGTTCTATGTTGAGATTTCGTCAGGCAATGTTTACGCAAAAGGCAGTTACAACACTATCGGCGCGGACTATGCGGAGTGCTTCGAGTGGGCGGACGGAAATCCGGAGAATGAAGACAGGCGGGGTATGCTGGTCTCGCTGAAAGGCGACAGGATAGTACCGGCTCACGGCGACAATATCCTTGGGGCAGTCTCCGCGCACCCGTCTGTTGTCGGAAATGCTTACGAAGAGCACTGGCACGGCAAATACAAGACGGACGTATTCGGCGCATTTGTCACCGATAAGGACGGCAAGCCGATACTTTCCGCAGACTACGACCCGAACCGCGAATATATACCGCGCTCAAAGCGCCCTGAATGGGCAGCAATAGGACTTGTGGGACGGCTGATAGTTACCGACAACGGGAAGTGCGTTCCGGGCGGGTATGTCTCGGCAAGGAGCGGCAAGGCTGTGCCGACACTCACGCAAACGAAAATAATGTGTTTAAAGCGTATAGACTCCGCACATATAGAAATTCTGGTAAGGTGAGGTGATCGGAATGGAAGAAAGTGAAGTAAAGCTCCGCGAGAGGGTAACAAAGATCGAAGCCGACCTTGAAAATGAAATAGCGCAAAGGGAAAAGCTCGGACAGCTGGTAGATGATATGCGCGATATCGTTATAGAGATAAAGCACATGAGAGAGGATCTGAAAGCTATCAACGATAAAGTGAATACCCTTGAAGAAAAGCCCGCAAAACGCTGGGAAAGCATAATAGCGGGTATTATAGGCGCTATTGCGGGAGGTATAGGGGCGGCATTCATTTCGTTTATAACAGGAGGCTGAAATGTTTATAACAGACGGAGTAAATATAAGGATACCCAGAGGAGATACGGCATCTGTGCCGTTTATTTTCTATAAAGAAATTGAAGGTGAAGAGACGCCGTATATTATTCCGGAGGGGCAGTACGCGGAAATATCGGTCAGTATCGTCAAAGGTTCGGAGAATGTACTTGTGAAGACAGCAGGGAGGTCCGTACAGCATGATGACGGTACTGTGGTCGTCCGTTTTTCCCCGGAAGATACCGATATGGGCAGAGGAAAGTATGTATATACGGTAAGGCTGCTGAAAGAGGACGGTTCCCGCGTGGATACATGGCTTGGCGGGGAAACCGCTGCCGTGTTTGAGATCATATAAGGAGGAGCGTATGGACAATATCAGAATAAAGGTCGGGAATGCAGCCGGGACGGAGATCACGGTGGACAGCGAGCTTTCACTCACATCAGAAAACCCTGTGCAGAACAAGGTCGTGACTGCCGCCCTTAACGGAAAGCAGGATACGCTTACCATTGACAGTGAGCTGTCGGTTTATTCGCGTAATCCGGTACAGAACGGCACAATTACTTCGGCGCTGAACAGAAAGCAGGACATTATATCCCCGGAGATCCTTAAATGGATGCTGTTCGGTGCATTTCCAAGCGAAATGCACCGTAACATATTCCGTGGGGAGTACCTCGGCGCGACAGTTACCTCAGCGCAGAAAGCGGCGATCGCGGACGGTTCATTTAATGATTTATTTCTCGGCGATTACTGGACGATAAACGGCGTGAACTGATAGTTACCGACATAAATTTAAAGGAGGAAAAATGAATATGGAAATGATCAATATGGGAATTGTGACAGCCATGGGAGTATTGGTTATCCTTACAAACGCATTTACGGAACTTGTTAAGGGCATGTTCCCGAAAATGCCCCCACAGATAACCGCTACAATAATCGCGCTGCTGCTGACTATCTTTGCAGTGACCGCATATCTGACTATTACAGGTACGCCGGTGCAGTGGTACACAATAATCGGCGCAATAGTAGCAGGGCTGTTTATCAGTTACACCGCCCAGTTCGGACACGACAAACTGGACGAGATCATTAAACTGCTTGGAGGTAAGAAATAATGGAACGTGATATGATAATAGAAGAATACAAAAAGGCTGAAATACATTTCAAGGCAATGGCGGCACTCGTTAAGAACGAGGGAATCAGCATTGACGGCGCGGCAAAAGAAAAAGTCGTGCAGCAGACCACGCCGAAACAGGAGGAGCAGCCGCAGACTACAGCTCCGGGCATAGTGTACATCGGCAAAAATGAATACACGATCTCTCCCGGCGAACACGTGAAGTTCAGTGTTTACTTTAACGGCGTATCTACTACCAGCGATTACAGGATACTGCCGGGCGGAACTCCGACATACATTAAATCCGTTATCACCGGGAACAAAACAAACAGCGGTTTCAGGGCCGATTTTGATATTCAGGGAGTCAGAGCGGGGCAGGGCTCCGTGAAGATGTACATAAAATCGGATCCCGAAAACACGCTGAATATTATCTTCAATGTGAAATGAGGTGTGCAGATGAGCATTTATACTAATGCCGGGCTTGTGAAGCACGCTGAGACGGCTCTCAAGCTCGAAACTAGATATATGTGGGGCGGAATACTCCGCCTTATAGAAAAGCAGTACAATTTGCTGTTCAAGATGTACGGGAACAAGGCGGGAACAGGCTACTCGACAGCACGCTGGAACGAGCTGAGATCGCTTTTCGGGAAGAACTATTATGGTGTTGACTGTGTTGGGCTGATAAAGTCCTATTACTGGTCAGGCAACCCCGAGGGTGGGACAGGCTCTCCCGGTTACTGCTCAAAGGAATATCCGGACAAAAGTGCAGCAGATATGTACAAGATCGCAAAGGTAAAGGGCAAGATCAAGGACCTCCCGGAAATTCCCGGGCTGATCCTCTATGATAACCGCAGTCACCATGTCGGTATCTATGTCGGAAACGGATACACAATAGAATCCGCCCTTGGAAGCCGCGGGGACGGAGTTGTCAAGCGCAAGCTCGACAGCCTCTGGACGGACTGGTTTGAATGCCCGTACATAGAATACCCTTCTCAGGAGCAGCTTCAGACAGTTACCCTCGCATTCAAGGCGGCTATCCGCAGCGAACCGAAGCGTTCTTCCGCGAAGCTCGGAGAACTTGCCCCAGGTACAAAGTGCGTCGTAGTCTCCGGATCAGATACCAAGGACAGTAAGACCGGGTATGTCTATGTCCGACTGGCAGGGGAGAAGGGACAGTGGATCGTAAAATCTTCGATAAAATGAAATCAGCGGGGCAGAAATGCCCCGTTTTTTATTTTATAATAAAATTATCTGACCCCCATGTTGACCCCCATAGGGGGTCAAAAATGACCTGTTTCGACCTGTTTTGTAAACTTAGATTTACAAAAGAAAATCCTCTCAAACCGTTATTTGAACGGATTTGAGAGGACAATCCTTTGGTCGAGGTGACGGGACTTGAACCCACGGCCTCTGCGTCCCGAACGCACATTCAAAGCTTTTTATACTGCGCCTTTGCGAGACTTTTGACCCCCATTCTGACCCCCATATTCGGATTTATCATTGATAAAATCATTCATTTTTTCGATGTTTTTCTTCTTGAATTTATTGTCGAGATGAGTATAGATTCCCATTGTGGTTTCTATGTCCTGGTGTCCTGCCTGCTCCTTCGCGGTAAGAATATCGACACCGGCAAGGTACATCATGGTAATAAAAGTGTGACGCAGCCAGTGAGCGGTGAATGCGGGAATGAGCATAGGCTTTTTAGTTTTGTCACGCTCATATTTGGACGGTCTCTTGTTGCCGGAGGCGGAACAGTGCTCCCAGTCCCCGTATCTCAGGTTGAGGTCATCGAGGTAACTGGACCACATTCTTTTCCATGCTGAATCCGTCATCAATCCGCCGTTTACCTTATGTACGACATAGCCGATGTGGGGTGTAGGGACATTCCGGAGATATTCCACAAGGATATCTGGAATATACACGGTGCGAGTCGCCGCATCTGACTTTCCAATGTCTTTTATATTCGGCTTCCCGTTTATCAGTTCTATGAAACGCTCCACCCGTATAGTTTTTTCGTCCAGGTCGATATCCGCCCATGTCAGCGCCATAAGCTCCCCACGCCGAAGCCCCGCATACATCATTATCATTGCGGCGGTCTGAGCTCGGTGGGGAAACTCCCGGATCCAGCTCTGTTCTGTCTCGGTCAGAGCCCGGCGCTTTTCGGCGGGGGCGGCGTTTTTGGGAATAGTGCAGGAAGAAACGGGATTATAGTCTATTACCCGGTTATCAATGGCAAGCTGCATGATTTGTCGCGCGGTATTTTTCACGTCATTCAGAGTAGCTCTCGAGTAAGGCTTCCGGGTCCTTTCACAGGGTTCCAGTGCAAGGTCTATCAGTATATTCTGAAAATCAGCGGCGCGGAGCTTTGAGATCTGATAAGGATAGAGACACTCAAGGTTTTTCAGACGGGCTGAATATGTGGCATATCGACCGGCGCTTACATCTGTTTTCTTTAATTTCAGCCACTGTTCTGCCCAATACTTGAAACTGTCCCGTTCAACGGTCATATCAAGACCCTTGCCGAGCTTTGTCTTTACTTCCTGTATTTTTTGTTCCAGCTCTCGGTTATTTTTCGCATAAACATACTTATACTGCGGTTTTCCGTTGACCTGACCGATATATACTTTGGATTTGATGCGCCCGTCGGGGCGCTTTTTGTTTTTCTGCAT